CGGATTGGGGATCAGATTTTTGTTAGAGATAATCTTTCAAACGAATCGAGTTCCATAATTACCGATGTTGCAAATGGTACATCCTTTACTATACGAGGTCAAGGTCCACTCTCAACATCTAGAAGATATACAGTACAGAAAAAAATATCAAAAGTAACCTCAAGTGCAGTCCCAACTATGGGACAGTATACTGCAAACGTACAGAATGTTTATAATAAGTTTAATGGTAATACATTAGTTGCATCAAATTCAATACCATATCACAATCAAATTTTAAATTTTTCTCTTAAAGAATATACTTTATCGGGATCTTATAGTGGAGATACTTTTACCTTAACAACAAATACAGATCATGGATATTACACAGGAGACTCGGTATATTATAGACCCTTTACAATAACTCCAGAGTCTACCAATGATGATGGTATAACAACTCCAGCAGTTATTAGTAAATTTTCAAATTTAGATGAAGGTGTTTATTTTGTTTATCGAGTAAGTTCAACAGATATTAAGTTAGCTTCTAGTAGATCAAATCTTTTTAATCAATCGTATATTTCAGTATCTGGAATCGTAACTTCAAACACATTAGAATATTATAATTATACCGATAAGACTGTTTTACCTCAACAAATTTTAAGGGAAATTCAAGATCCAGTAGATGAAAGTGGTGTCTATGATACACTACCAGGATCAACTGGTATTTTAGTCGATGGCGTAGAAATACTCAACTACAAGTCTCAAGAAAATATATTTTATGGATCTATTGAAAGTTTAGATGTAACTTCTCCTGGATCAAACTACGATATTATTTCACCTCCAATATTAACAATAGAAGATTCTGTTGGCACTGGGGCTACTGGTATAGTCAATGTATTGGGGAATTTAAAGCGAATTGATATATTAGATCCAGGATTTGATTATGTAAGTGATCCAATAATCTCAATATCTGGCGGAAATGGTGTAGGCGCTAAAGCACAAGCAAAACTAGTGTCTATCGATCATTCTACCAATTTTGTTTCGGATGCCTCTTCTGCTTATATTGACTTAACTAACAATACAATTGGATTTTCAACATTCCATAAATTTAGAAACGCAGAGGATGTAATCTATAAAACTGATGGTCAGCAAGCAATTGCCGGATTGGTAACAAATTCAAAATATTATGTTTCTGTTGTTGGACTCACAACGGTAAAACTTCACAATACATTTAATGATGCTGTATCGGGCATTAATACCGTTGATTTAACATCTTATGGTGTTGGAGTTCATAGATTACAGTCTGTCAATAAGAAAAGAATAGTTTCTGAAATAATTGTTTCTAATCCAGGTAGTGGATATGAAAATAAAGAGAGAACTACGTCTAGTGTTGGTATTAATACAGCTTCCAATACGATTAATATTTTAAATCATGGATATAACAGCGGAGAAATTTTAACCTATTCTACCACTGGTACAGAAATAACAGGATTATCAACAAGTAAAACTTATGTTGTAACCAAAGTAACTGATGACAGCTTTAAATTATCCTCAGTTGGGATTGGATCTACTTTAAAATATTTTTACTATGATAATAGTGATTATGTTGATTTAAAATCTTCTGGATCTGGAGTTCACTCCTTTAATTATGAACCAATACAAGTTAGAATATTTGGAAACATTGGATTAACAACATCAACAAATCTAAATTTCCAATGTCAAATTCAACCAGTTTTCAGAGGTTCCATTGAATCGGTACACTTAAGCAGCCTTGGTTCTAGTTATGGATCTTCAAATATTATCAATTACAATAGACAACCTTTAGTAACAGTATCAAGTGGATCTGGTGCTGAGGCTATTCCTATTATATTGGATGGTAGAATAGTTGAAGTATTAATAACAAAACCGGGTTCTGGATACAATTCCGCGCCAGACATTACCGTTCAAGGTAATGGAAATTATGCAAAACTTGTTCCAGTGGTATCAAACGGACAACTAACTGAGATTAAGGTTATAAAGAGTGGTGCTGGATATGATTCAAATAGCACTTCACTAGTAATTACTTCTTCTGGAACTGGAGTTGAGTTTTTATCTAATATTCAAAAATGGACTGTCAATTTATTTGCCAAAAATTCGAATATTGTTAGAGAGGATGATGGTGTAATAAAACAGTCTTTAAATTCTGATTATGAACTACAATATTCTTACTTATATGCCCCAAGAAAACTTAGAGAGTCTGTATATGCGAAATCCATAGACAACACGACTTTATATGGAATTTATGATTTGCAGAAGTCTGGACTACAAGAAATAAATTCTACTCAACATTCACCTATAATTGGTTGGGCATATGATGGAAACCCAATTTATGGTCCATATGGATTAAGCAATAATTCTGGAGGTACAATAAGAGCTTTAAGATCTGGTTACGAATCCACATTAAAATCCAATAGACCTCCAATATCAGAATATCCTCTTGGATTTTTTGTCGAAGATTATGAATTCAAAAATTCTGGAGATCTTGACGAACATAATGGCAGATTCTGTATAACTCCAGACTTTCCAAATGGAGTGTATGCTTACTTTGCAACTATAAACACAGGATCTGTTAATAGCAGCGGTCCTTTTGAAAATTATAAAGAGCCTGTTTTCCCATATCTGATAGGAAATTCTTTCAAGTCAAAACCAAATAATTTTAACTTTGATAAAGACTCTAATCAAAGTAACTACGATTTAAATTCATCGTCTTGGTTTAGAAATATTCTACAATATAACATCTCCAAAGATAACAGTGGATATGATTTTATATTTGATCCAGATTCAGTAAAATCGCAAAGTGCTGACATCCAATCTATTGTTATTGGGAGTGTAGACTCTATAGACATTGTTGGCAGTGGAGATAATTACAAAGTTAATGATAGAGTAGTTTTTGATAATGAATTTACCGGTGGATTAGGAGCATCTGCAAAGGTATCTGAAATATTAGGAAAAGAAGTTAATCAAATTAGTGTAGCAACTACCACAATTGACAATGTTGAATTAGTTCCATATGGTACATTAGGAAACTTCATTGCATTTTCAGAAAATCCACATGAATTAATAAACAATGAAAGAGTAAATCTGTCAGGATTTAATACCAGTGTTAATGGTCTATACGGGTCTTATAACATCGGAGTTAGAAGTGATATATTTGTATTGAACGTTGGTGTTGGAACAACAGGAGTAACTGGAATTGTTACCTATTTTAATTTGGTTGGTAATTTAAATTTCCCATACATCCGTGAAAATGATATTCTTTCAGTAGAATCTGAAGAAGTAAAAGTTTTAAATATCGATAAACTTAACTCAAGGGTTAGAGTTTTAAGAGAAAGTTCGTCTACTGTTGGCGCATCCCATACAGCTTCGACTCAAATTTATAGTAAACCAAGAAAATTTAGATTTACAAATAATTTAGTCCTAGATACACAATTTAATTACAACAAACAACTTTATTTTAATCCATCAGAGTCCGTTGCTCTTGGATCTTCTGCTGGTGTCGGAATAGGAACAACTCTACATTTTTCAAATCCTGGTGCAGGAATATCTGAAATATTTGTTCCATCTAGAACAATTTACTTGCCAGGCCATGAACTACAGACTGGCGATAGTTTAGTTTATTCAAATGGCGGTGGTTCATCCATTTCAGTTTCTACTGATGGATCATCTTCTTTCAATCTTCAAGATCAAGAGATAGTTTATGCTGCAAAAATTAATAATAATCTAATTGGAATCTCAACAATTAAAGTTGGTATAGGTTCTACAGGAAGTTTTGTATCTATAGGAAGTACATATTCTGATATTTTATACTTTACTGGCACAGGTTCTGGTGTCGTACATAGTTTTACGACTCAAAAGAATAATGTAGTAACCTCTTTAGTAACTAAAAATGAGGTTACTGTTTCTACGGCAGAAACTCATGGATTGTCTCTTGGAGATCAAGTTTCAGTATCAGTGCTGTCTAGTAAACTAAAAACTGTAACTGTAAAATATAATGACTACAATAGAAGAATCATTATCAATCCAATATCGTTTGTCTCGGGTAATGTAGATGTAACAAATAATACTATTACTTTAGTGAATCATGGTCTCAACACAGGAGACAAAATAATTCATACATCAACATCACCATCTGGTGGACTTGTAAACAATCAAATTTATTATGTTATCTATGACACTAAAGATAAAATAAAACTGGCCGAAACTTTATATGGAGCCAAAGAGGAATATCCAAATGCAATAAACATTACCAGCGCATCTTCTGGAGAAATATCACTTATTAATCCTAAGATTAATCTTTACAAAAATAATACAGTAAAGTTTGATGTATCAGACTCCTCGCTGTCTTCATTGCAAGGATCTACACTATACTCTGCTTTCTTATTAAATTTCTACACTGATAGTGAATTTACACAGATTTTCAATTCGACCAAATCATCTAACACATTTGAAGTTAGCAGAACTGGAAGAGTTGGAATAGATACTACTGCTGCTGTAACATTAACGATAAATGAGAATGTTCCAAAGTCTTTATGGTATGAATTTTCTGTAGTAAATGAAAACTTTATATCAACTCCCAAGAAAGAAATAATAATTGATAATGAAGTCAATAACTACAATCAACTTTCTATAGTAGACAGTGCGTATACTGGATCATATGCTATAAGTGGTGTAGGAACAACAACATTTAATTATAATTTAATTGTCTCACCAGAAGAATCTTCATATCTTTCAACAGAGGCAACACTAACATACAAAACAAAATCACTAACAGCTTCTGGTGGAATTTCAAGTGTAAGAGTCGAATATGGTGGAAGAGGATATAGGGTTGTTCCTGGAATATCTTCAATCACATCTTTAAATGGATCTGGAGCAGTCTTAGAGCCTAGCAGCGTTAATGTTGGATCCATTAGCAGTACAACTATCAATGATATTGGATTTGATTACCCTACAGACAAAACTTTAAGACCTGTAGCAAATTTACCTGAGATTTTAAAAATTGAACCTCTTGCATCCTTTGAATATATTGGAATATCTTCTGGCGGAAAAAATTATTCTATTGCACCAAATTTGGTTGTTGTCGATGGAAACACTAAGAAAGTAGTTCCTGACGTTGATTTAAGATATGAACTTGGTGATAATGAAGTAAGAATTGTAAAAAATACATATGGAATTTATAATACTACACCAAGAATAGTTCCAATCAATAATACAAATGGAATTGGAATATCTACAGTCACCTATAATTCTTCCACGAAAGATGTAACAGTATCTCTCAGCACAGCTTTCAGTGACCCCGGAGATTTCCCATTCGAAGTTGGTGATAAAGTCCTGATTGAAAATATTAGTGTTGGATTAAATTCTGATGGAAAGGGTTACAATTCTTCTGGATATGACTATGAGTTATTCACTTTAACTGCAGTCAATGCAAGTCTCGGTGGAAATGTTGGGGTTGTTACTTTCAACTTAGATGGATTTTTAAGTTCTTCAGAGTATCCAGGAATATTCAATCCAAGATTTTCATCAGGAACTATTGTACCAGAAAAGTATTTCCCAATATTCAATCCATCATTAAAGAAGAATGATTTCTTGAATGGAGAATCTGTTATTTCTGGTAATAAGAGCGGTATTGTTGAGAGTTGGAACAATAAAATTGAAATAATCAAAGTTTCAACAAAAGATGAAATTGAGGTTGGAGAAATTCTAATAGGAGAAACTTCAAATACTCGCGGATCAGTTAAATTTAAGCTTAACTTTGATTCATTCTTCAATACAGATTCTTCATCAATAGTCAAAAAAGGATGGGAAACTGATGCTGGATTCTTAAATGACAATATTCAAAGACTACCAGATAACAACTACTATCAATACTTCTCATACTCATTGAAATCTAGAGTTCCATTAGAAACTTGGGAGAATGCAGTAAGTTCTTTGAACCATACATCAGGATTCTTAAAGTTTAGTGATTTGGTTGTTGAATCTAGAGACGATTTGTTCGCTGGAGTGTTTGCTGACGATAGTGGCGTTGAAGTTGTCACTGATCTCATAAGCGAACAAAATTTAAATTGCGTGAATGATTTTGATCTTGTAACTGAAAATGGATTTTTTGCTGGATCTAGACTAATTTCGGATGAAATTTACTTCAAAACTAGAACTCTTACTGATTATTTTGAATCTATTGGAAACAGAGTTTTGAAAATAGACGATATTAGTTTGCAATTTAATAGCGATCCGAGATCTACTCCATTTTCAATTATTGATACATTTGATTTAAGTATCAGATCAAGAAAACTTTTAACATATGTTCGCGACAAGAGATTTAAACAAGAAAGACAATTCCTAATAGTTTCTTTACTTCATGACAATTCTCTTGGATATCTGAATCAATATGCAAGAGTTGAAACGTATCCAGATTTGGGAAGTTTTGATTTCACAATCTCCGGAACAGAAGGAAGTCTATTATTCTACCCAATTAAATATACGGTTAATGATTATGACGTAAGTTATGTTTCTTTTGACTTGAGAGATCAAATATCAGGTATTGGATCAACATCACTGTCACTTGGAGATGTTGTTAATATTGGAATAACCACATCGTCTGTTCCATCAGGAACTTCTTCAGCAATTAACGTCGTTGGAATTGCCTCTACAAATAGATCTGCAAAAGTTCTGGTTGAGATTGGTGGAACCGATGGCTCTTACTATGAATATGATGAACTCAATATTTTACATAATGGTAGTGAAATTGACGTTCTTGAATACGGGCAATTAACAGATACTAACGTAACATCATTCTCAAGTTCTGGCCTCGGAACTTATTATGCATATTACTCTGGATCGAACATTAATATTGATTTGATACCAGATTCTCCACTTCCTGTTGGATTTGAAATAAATGCATTTACTGTATCCATAGCAAGCACGCTCTCAGTCGGTGTTGGCACTGAAACTCTAAACACTGGACTACTTGATTCAAGATACACTGGAATTGGTTCTACATCTTCTCCAACTGAAAATGTAATTGCAGAGTACTACAAAGATTTAGTAGATAGTGAAAATGATTATAGCACAGCATATTACATAGTTTCAGTGGAGGACACAACAAACAACAGATATCAAATGTCTGAAGTTGTTGTTATCGATGATTCAACAACACCATCAATAACGGAATATGGAATTTTAGAAAGTCACACTGGATTAGGTACAGTTGGTGCTGCAGTTTCAACATCTTCAACCCAACTATTCTTCACTCCAATTCCTGATATTGATGTTGAAGTAAGAGTTTTCCAGGTTGCACTAAGATTAGTTGATACTTCTTCATCCACAACTTCTGTTGGTGGATTCGTTTCGGGTTATGGATCTTACAGTGGAACTTTCTCGGATGTTAAGAGATCTTTTGATTTGAATTATAAGCAAGATCCTATCTTTAAAGTCTCTTTTGACGGAAGCAATACTTCAATTGCAAACACAAGTGATAATACTATTACATTAGGAAATCACTTCTTTGTAACAGGAGAACAAGTGACTTATGGTTATAATGGAACCAGTGGAGGCGCGATAGGTATTGGATCTACATTTATTGTTGGTATAGGTACAACAGATAAAATGCCATCAAGCGTTTTTGTTGTCAAGATTGATGAAAGTAAAATTAAATTGGCTGCTTCGGCACAAGATGCATTAAATGTTGTTCCTAATGTTTTAGATCTAACTTCTGTTGGAATTGGAACATCACATTCACTTACATCAACTAATCAAAATGCCAAGGCTTTAATATTAATAGACAACTATATTCAATCCCCTGTGGTTGGATCATCAGTAACAACAACTCTAGCTATCGAAAACTTAGTCACAGATGATGTTTTAACTTTTAGTGGAATATCATCATTCTTTGGTGGAGATTTAATCAAAGTTGACGATGAAATAATGCTAATCCAGTCGGTAGGACTTGGCAGCACTAACGCAATTCTTGTAAATAGACCTTGGATGGGAACTGGAATATCTTCCCACTCTGCAGGATCTCTAGTTAGAAAAATAAGCGGAAACTATAATATTGTAGACAATACAATTCACTTTGTTGAAGCACCTCAAGGTCCTACTCCAATCGGAAGTACTACAAATCCTCCAAATGAACGAGATTGGACTGGAATTACAACGTTCTCCAAATTCCAAGGAAGAACTTTCATAAGGTCCGGTATTGTTAATAGTTCTAATGAAACTTATTATAAGAATATTATTTTTGATGATATTTCAAGCGAATTTACTGGAATTGCAAAAACATTTACCCTCAAGTCAGAGCAACAAAATGTAACTGGAGTTTCAACGAGTGATGGTATAATCTTAGTAAATGGAATTTTCCAAGCCCCTCAAGGAACTCAATCTTATAGTGGCGATTATGATCTATCTGAAAATGTTGGAGTAACTTCAATAACATTCTCTGGATCTATTTCTTCCGTTTCATATGATCCAAATGCATCAAGTATTCCGGTCGGTGGAGTCATAGTTTCAGTTGCATCAACTGCAGGTTTTGCATATCAACCTTTAGTTTCTGCAGGAGGAACCGCAACTGTTTCAATTGCAGGTACAATTTCCGCGATCAGTATTGGTAATAGTGGATCTGGATATCGTGCAGGTATTCAAACGATAGTAAACGTTGGCGTTGCAACTTCAAGCACCGGAACTCCAAACATTGAGTTTATTGGAACAGCAACTGTCAGTAATGGAAATATAGTAAGTGTTGCAATTACAAATCCTGGGTCGGGATATACCTCAACAAATCCACCTATTGTTATATTTGATGATCCACTCAGTTATTCTGATATTCCTTTAGTATACAGTTCAACATCAACTTCAGGACTTGGAACATCCGCAACCATTGATATAGTTGTCGGTCAGGGATCCAGTGTAATTGATTTCACCATCAAGAATACTGGTTATGGATACGGTCAAGGTGAAGTATTGACTTTTGATATTGGTGGAACTGTCGGAATACCCACAGACACATCAAAAACATATGATGAATTCCAAATTACAATTGATAAAACTTTCTCAGATAATTTCTCTGGATGGACTGTTGGAGATTTCCAAGTTCTTGATAGATTTGATGATTTATTTGACGGCGAAACCAGATCTTTCCAGTTAAGATTGAATGATTCTCCCGTTACAATCAGAGCTAGAAATGGATCACCCATCGACGTTGATGCAGTTCTTCTCATATTCATTAATGATATTTTACAAGTTCCAGGTGAATCTTACACTTTCAACGGCGGAAGTATTATCACGTTCAGTGAGGCTCCAAAAGGACCAATCAGTGGATTTACAAATGGAGGAGATACCTCTAAAGTTATATTCTACAAAGGAACTGGTGATGTTGATGTAATCTTCGCAGATGTCCTCGAAACGGTAAAAGTTGGAGATAACTTAACTATAAAGGGAGACTCAGATTTATGCGAAAATTCAACCGATCAGGAAGAAAGACTTGTTACAAGAATTAATTCTACAGATACAGTTGAGACTAATGCATACTCTGGGCCTGGAATTGACAATGATCCAGACTGTGCTAGACCGGTTACCTGGTGTAGACAGACTGAGGATAAAGTTATTAACGGATCTTTTGTAAATAAATCAAGAGTTCTTTATGAATCTTTAATTAATCCAACCACGATCGGTATTCAATCAGTTGGAATCGGATCAACAGTAGTTTTCGTACAGAGCATCAAACCATTTTTTGATGCAAATAACGAAAATACTACAACGTCTGCAAGACAAACGGTTTATTTCGTTTCACAAGATCAAAAGGTTGGGGCATCGGCTACAGCAATAGTCTCTACGGCAGGAACAATAACATCAATTTCGATTAGTGATGGTGGAGTTGGTTATACTACTGCACCAACTGTAACCATTGGAAATCCTGTTGGACTTGGTTCCACACAAAGAGCTTCTGCATCATCTACCATTTCAAATGGAAGTGTAACTACAATTACTATAACCTCACCAGGAACTGGATACACAACTACAAATCCACCACAAGTTTTGATTGAGGTTCCACCAACAACTGTTGAAACCAACGTATCATCTACATATTCAGGAGACTTTGGTGTTGTTGTAGGAATTAGTACTGTTTCGGTTGGAGTTGCTTCTACAGGAATTAAATTTGATCTATTGATACCTTCAGATTCTTTCCTGAGAGACTCCTCTATTGTTGGAACTGCGATTACTGTAAGTGGAATTCAAACAAATTACTACTTTACTGTTTACAATTCTAACGTTGGTAATGGAGTTACCTCTCTATATCAAGATGGTTCTGTCTTGGGAATTGGCACTCAGTTCCTTGATAATGTTTATGAAGTGGCTTCAGTCTCAATAGCACAGACAGAAGCACCAGGATATGGAACGACAACAGTCGCTCAAGTTGTTGTTAGCGTCTCAGACTACAATTCTTTATCTGGAATTGGATATAGTGAATTCTTCGGACAATATTCATGGGGTAAGATTGATCTTGGGACAAGAATTGATCCTATAGAATTGAATTCTTATACACTTAATGGAATCTCTGGATTGTCTACATCCTTTGTAGTCACAAGACTTTCTCCCCTAAAGTATCTAGACTATAGTTCATAAATAGATAAAAAACTCCGTCAAAATGGCTGCAATAATTACAGACCAACTTCGTATATTAAATGCTAAAAACTTTGTTGCCGGTGTTACTACCACAACAAACTCTTATTATACCTTTGTTGGTCTCCCAAATGCTACTGATTATTCATCAACTTGGAACTCAAATCCACCAGATCCAAAAGATAACTTTGATCAGGAGAATGATTATTGGGATACCTTAATTGCCCTTAAAAAAATAGCAGCAGGTGATGTAAGACAAGTTATTAGAAAAATAACTTGGTCTTCCGGAACCACTTATGATATGTATCGTCATGATATAAGTAGAACTAATCCAGCAAATAAATCTGGTGCTATTAGTTTATATTCGGCAAACTATTATGTAATGAATAGTGATTATAAAGTTTATATTTGTTTGCAAAATGGAACTGATCCGGAAAATTTAAACGGAAGACCATCTTTAGATGAACCAACTTTTACAGACCTAGAACCAAGAGCTGCAGGGACAAGTGGCGATGGTTATATTTGGAAATATCTTTATACAATTAGACCACAAGATATTATAAAATTTGATTCAACAAATTTCATGCCAGTCCCATCAGATTGGGCTACCAATTCCACAGATGCGGCAGTTAGAAATAATGCAGCAACAAGTGGTCAACTTAAGATAGTTACAATAACAAATCGTGGTGTTGGTCTTGGAACAGCGAATAGAACATATACACGAGTTCCAATCAAAGGTGATGGTTCTGGTGCCGAAGCAACTATTGTAATTAATAATGATTCAAAGATAGATTCAATTACTGTTTCAAATGGCGGATCTAATTACACATATGGAACAGTAGATTTATCTGCTGGTGGAGTTCCAACAGGAACAACAAGTCCAGTTTTCAATGTCATTATTCCCCCACAAGGAGGACATGGTGCAGATATATATCGTGAACTTGGAGCATATAATGTTTTAATATATTCTAGAATTGAAAATGATACTGAAAATCCAGATTTTATCACAGGTAACCAGATCGCTAGGGTTGGAGTTGTAGAAAATCCTGAAGCATATGATTCAACAGATCTTTTGGGATTAGATAAAGCGAGTGGAGTTTATGCTCTTAAATTAACTGGATCTGGATATGATACTGCAACTTTTACCGCAGATAGTTTTATTACGCAAACAATTGGTGTTGGATCAACAGCGGTTGGAAGAGTTGTATCATATGATCAAGCAACTGGAGTATTGAAATATTGGCAAGATAGATCATTGGCAGGATTTACTACTGGTCTTGGATATGAAAGTTCTTCAGGCCAGAATGTGCCAACATATGGATATTTCTTGAATAGATTTACTGCAAATCCATCCACAGGAGGATCTTTAACAGTTGTTGGTGGATCCGTCAATCTTGGAATTGATACTAGTTTTGGTACATCATCCAATCCAGGTGTAAGTACTGTAATAAATAGTAGGACATATTACCTTGGACAGCAATTTGTAAAAGGTGTTTCTCAACCAGAGGTTAAAAAATACTCTGGAAATATAATTTACGTTGACAATAGACCTTCAATCACAAGGTCAACAAAT